GCTAAAGTTAGACCGCCAACATTCTGATTTAGCGTGTCTGTCGTTATAGCCACCGTTGTTACTCCTACTCCCAAATTGATTATCACGATTTCTGTTCCAACAGGGAAAGCAACCGAACTATTAGCGGGAATAGTAAGGGTGTTTGCTGACGCATTACTCATTGTTACGATTGCAAACCTATCGAATAAATCTAACTCGTAAGCTGTCGTGGTGTCGGCAGATACTTCTTTTTTAATTTCTACGTTGTCATTCGTATCTATTTCTAATGCGGGTGTTGTTGTAAAAGTACTACCTGTCGATATTGCGAATCTATCACTTGAACTATTGTCTGCTCCTATTGTCCAATCTGTTAAGCCTGTTAGGTCAAAATGTAATAGAGCATCACCCGTACCGTCTTGCTCTATGGTTACTCCTGTTTCTGCCCCTGTTGTCGCAGTATCTTCATAAATTCCAACTCTTGACGGAGTTGAAAATCTACCTAATCCCCAATTTCCAGTATCACCCTCAATAATTCCTTTTGTCGTTGTACTTGTACCTGTTCTAAATAGAATATCATCAGCGTCTCTGTGAGTTTCAATTTGCAGGTGTCCTAATTCTGCGGCAAGTATGGTATTTGTTGCTCCACCTTGTAATGTGATATAAGATGTTGCCCCCGAAACTTTAACAGAGCCACTAACTTGAAAAATCTCGCCAGTTGTATTGGCTTCAAAGTTATCAATTCCAATTCCGATTTCACCATTTTTTAATACAGTAAAGGCATCTGCCCTTGCGCCAATACCCGTACCATTTCCAATATTAAAAAGCCTGTCTGCGGCATTTAGTGTTGTTGGTGATAAAGGAATATATGTAGTGCCAAAATTTCCGATAGAAAATTCTGCATAAGAATAGGCTTCATTTTCAATTCCCCCAACAAAAGAATAATGCCCCGAAGCATCATTTGAAAGCCCTGTCGAAGTAGAAATTAGTCCAGACGCAATCGTGGATTGCCCCATAGCTACTGCGTCCGTATTCGAAGCAGTAGTGGCTGTTCCAGACGCAAACGAACCAACGCCCGAAGCAGTAGTATTAAAACCATGAGATAAAGAATAATCCCCTGTCGCTCCCCTTGTAGAACTCGCTGCGTTGCTAAAACTTAAATCCGAAGCCCCTAATCCGACATTTCCAAAATTAGCGGCTGTTCTGCCCTCTACAACATACCCTATTCCATTTCCCTCGTCTATTGTAGAAAATGCCAAATTGCTTAACATAACAAAAGTTCCCGCTATGTCTGGTAAGGTGTGTATTCTATTGGCAACACCATTAAACTCTAAATCACTATAAAAGGTATTGGCATTATTATAAGAACGTAAATTAACGCCGTTTTCCAACCGTAAATTATTTTGAATTAAAATATTTGTAGAACTATTACCGATTGTTATTTCTTGTGTGCTGTCGTCTATGGCAATAATCGTTCCGTTGGTGCTTGAATCATGGTCGCCTATGGTAACAATCAAATTTCCACCTGCCCTTGTTCCACTTTCATCATAGCCCTCATTGGCTGCGGCAGCAGCAGTCAGATCACTCCATATAGTACCATTGTATTGTCTGAACTTACCGAGCGTATCGTTCCAATATATCTGCCCCTCTTTAACTCCTGTGGGATCGCCAGATGTTCCAATAGGATCACCTAATACAACACCGTTAGTATGTCTTGCGGGTTGTTGTGCGCTTAAAGAAAACGCTAAAAATAGTCCGAGTAATAAAATTAATTTTTTCATTATATGTCGATTGCTTGATTTTGTGTATAATTAACTCTTAATTGTTCTGCGGCAGCATCACCACCATCCCACGTTTGCCCCATAAGGGTTAATGGATCACCCGCATTAGTTATCTTTCTAAAATAAACCTCATCGTTAATTTCTAAAGCTGTAAGGTCAGTGTTTCCAGAGCCTTTTTGAACCCAATATGAATCTATCCAAACCCAACCTGGAAATCCAGAAACCTGTGTTGAGTGAATCTTCTCTATCCGAGCCGCCGTGACGTTCCAAAATATAAACCAATCAGTTGAGGCGGGTAGCGCAGTCGCAGTAGGAATTTCTAAAATAGTCTTACTTGCTGCTAAAATACTTAATACTTGATCTATTGCGTTCATATCTTAATTTATTAATTTATTCAATCCATAATAATCCATCCGCACCTGCATCTATCTGTAATGGAACACCACTACCAAGCAGAATCTCACCTGCTGTCGTTCCTTTAGTGCTATCGAATACATAGTCGGTCCGAACCAAATTAGCCTTTATAGCATAAAGGTTTGTTGTTCCAAACGACTTGCTTTCCACTTCGCCCTCTAACAGATAACTTTGCCCCTCTATAAATATCCTGTTATGAGCCAAAATCAAAACAACTTTTTGAGCCATAGCGGTAGGTAGTGGCAGCAGGTTTAGTTCGTAAAATTCCCTCACCTTACTATCCAAATGGATCGTTTGCGTGTCTGTGACATATATTTCCTGCTCATCATTGGGCTTCCATTTCAAATTCATTACATAGGCAAATCTCGCCACATAAGTAATCGCTGTGCCGTAATTTATCTCATTATTTTTGGTTGAGAACCATTCAATTTTATGACAGCCCTTTTGAACGGTCTGAACATTAAACCACTCTGAAATAAATTCTTTAGCAGGGAAAGTAGCGTCTGTTCCGTTAACTTTAATGTAATAATTTCCCGATCTTGAGGCTAAAGCTGTTATAAATTCATGCCTGTCATAATCAACCACATTATAAATTGTTGTGATCTTAAGCACTGTGTCGTCTGCGTAGGACAGATCATTTGTTGCGTTTAGTTCTACAACGTAGAAACTAAAGCTGCTTGTAGGCTGAATTAACTTTGTCACTTTAAGCCATCCAACACCCTCAACACTCATATAATCCCCAACATTAACCCAATCCATTAGGTTTTCCAGTAAATTGTAGCTTCCGATTTGAGTTGCGGGTGAATCTGGGTCCCAAGTGTTGCCAGAGCCAAAATATATTCCTAAAATGTTTCCTGGCAAGACTTTAACCCTGCCATCACGCAGGTCTTTGACATTCATGTTTTCGGTCATTTGGACCACTGATAAAGCGGCGACAAGCCCATCACAATCCCAAAGTGCGGCTGCCACTGTATCATAGTTGGTTTTTACCTGTGTATTAGGACTGTCACATTTCTGAAACGGTTGCAGGTAATTTCTGTGGTTTATCTTTGTATCTTCCTCAAAAGAAAGCGTATTTGATACTTTTCTTCGTATTCCACATTCAGTATCCCAAATCTCGTTTAGCTTAAATCTAAAGGCGTTAACATTAGAAATCTCAAAAACAGGATCAAAGTCCACTAAATTTGCTGAAAATGCAGGAACGGTTATCGGAATATTGATCTCGCAGCCTATTTGGTCCTTGATATAAACCGTGTGCGCTCCTGCCGAAATACCACTCCAAGAATTTGCTACTTGATAAAAACCACCAATGTCCATTCTATACTCAAAAGTCAAAAGCAGAGGATAAGTTGTTGGTCCTATCTGCGATAAAGGGTATAGCCTGTTAACAATTACAATCCCGCCAGAGGGTGTTGGCTCAATATCAATACTGATATTAGCCGTTAAAAGAAGTGGAATCCTTGCTTTAAAGGTTGCTGCAACACTGTCAAAGTCCATAGTAATATCAATCTCATTACCTCTTACTGTTTCAAAGATAAAAGGATTAGTCGCTACCGATTGAGAAATAGGCGAAGTGATATTGTCTGCCTGTGGAGTTGTTGTTACAGTTAACTTCACATCGTCGCAAGGAACTCCGACTGTCGCTGCTGAAAGAGCAACCGTGTCAATAGTGAAAGTACTTGCAGGAGCGTCATTAAAAAACGCAATAGTTATAGCCCCTGCTGTGGTGTTTGTTACAAGCGCAAATTGTGTTGCTGCGTGTAGATTAATAGCCGTAATAATAACTTTATTATTAGGAAAATCCATAACAACAGTATAAAGCGAAAAGTTGTTATAGAAAGTCGAATACCCTTTAGCAAGAATAGAAACCTGGTGATCTATTCCATCGCCGAGAACACCAATAGTTACCTCGCCAATCGCACTTCTCACCGCTTTAAATATCAAAAACAGGTCAGTTCCCGATATAGAATCACTTACTGATATAACCTCGTCTATTGCGGGTAGAGAAACTACTGTAACTTCAAATCTTGATGCCATATTATATTGCTTTTAAAACTTTCCATTTACCCTCTTTATTGGGCTTTAATTCAAATAAATAACCATATTCCTTTAGCCCATCTTCATTTATGAACTGTATTTTGCCGAAATAATTAGGAACTTGTCGCCCATTTATTTCTGTTGTTCCATATACCTGCTGATTAACTAAAAAATCTACTTCGTATTCAAAGGTAATCCATTCATTTATAAATCTGGACTTTTCGATCTCACTTATTTGAAGATCACCATTTTCAAAACGCTCAACTTCCCCTGTTTTTTTAGTTCCAAGCCCACTGTTCCCAATGCTGTTAGAATATCTTAAATATTCCTGCTGAAATACTCTTAACCCGCTACCGAAAAACCATTGGTGTCGCTCACTGTTGCGAAAAGGAGTAAGACGCAGGTTTGTTGCCGTTTCTGGACTAAACACACCCGTAGGTGCTTGAGCGTAATCATCCTGCCATAGCCTTTGAGCCAAAGCATTACCAAAGGGCTTTAGGTCCATAACAAAAACTGTCTTATCATATCTGGTATCTTCCTCTGGAAAAATCTCTTTAGACTTTCTTCTTGCAAATTCCATCCCGTAGCTGTCTGCCCTTGCCTCGCTGATCTTATCATATTTTTTATCTATTCTGGTTATGGGTGTGGTATATCCAGTTTGAGTATTGTACTCATCCAAGCCCATAGCTTCTTCATATAGGTTGTCACCAGAGGGCTGCTTATAGCCAAATTTCATGTTAGCATAATACATATCGTCGGCAGTTTTTCTCTCTACATTTGAAACTTGATTCGGCAGGATAATAGTTGTTTCCTGCTGAAAAAAATACTCCATATCTTCCATAACAAACACATCCGTTTCACTTATTCTCTCGATAGTGTACCCTACATTGTGTATTGAATTAGCCGTCTTTATTAGTTTGTCAAGGCTAAACTCAAGTTTTTCATTATCAAATCCCCGAACCCAAAATCCAGAGGAAAGTCCTGTATATGCAAATTCCCCGTCAGAGCCATATCCTAACTCCGTTCTTCCGTAAAAATCACTCTTAAATTTCATTTTATCGCCTGTGATTATTTGCAATAGCTTTTCGCCAACATCGTGCATTAGTACGGTTTTTGCTTGAGTTGGATCGAAATAACTTTCTTCCTCTACCTTTAAAGTACACTTGACATCTTGGGCATACACCCGAACTCCTGCGTTATTATCTACATACATATCCGAGCGAAGCCAGAGTTCAAAACAAAGGCTTTCCCCCGCAAGTAAATCAACAGTAGTTGAGTAAGAGCCGTCCATTTGGTGAGAGAACTTGCCAAGAGGAAAATCCTTATTAACAGGTAAAATTTCTTCACCTGTTATTGCTGTTGAGGTATGTCCTATGGACGATAGTTCATGGATCAGCGCAATACGTTCTTTAAAGTCAAGATTAGCCCCATTCTCAAATCTAACCAAACTCAACTTATACCGACACCATTGGACGTTTTCGTACTGTTGAAACCACGCATCGAAATCGTAGGTAAATGTTATATCTAAAGTTCTTCTCTGGTCCGAATTAAAAAAGAACATATTAGCGGCTGAACTCGTATAGTTGACACCACCTGGACTTGGACCATCTGTGCCTAATGCTGTTGGAACTATATTTTCTGCAAAGCCTATATGAGATTGCCCGATTAACCTTAATGGAAGTGCTGATATATTTCCTCTTGTTCCACCAGAGTTTGAAGCCACTTCAAGTTTTGTGTTTTTATCCCCGTCATTCCCAACAATGGTGTTTACATTGTCGGTATCCCAAGTGCTAACTAAAAATATCTTTCTTCCGTTAAGACCTACTGTTTTTTCGTTCAGAGCATCAATAGTTTTGCTATTTATAGACGTTAGGCGGTCCATTTCAAACTTTTCGTTTAATTGCGCCTTTATTAGAGCCGCCAAGCCGCCTGTTTTAAATGGAATACCAACAGATATTTCGTTTGACTTAAATTTACTGAAATTGAATGTTCCAGTGCTATGAAGATAAAATCCGTCCTCTGTTGGCAGGTTACGCCATTCTTCAAGTTCTACTTTAGCCTCAACATCCCTGTTTGATCTTGCTGTATTAAGGAAATCTATCGCTTCTTCCGTAAAACCTAAATTTTTAGAAAGTTCGGTCCATATACCAAAAGTCTTTACGCTTCTCTTGAGGGTTTTGTCGCTTTCATCCCAACCCATAGGATCGGTTGTAAGTTCTAATTCCTTGCCCCTATCCCTGTCAATTAATTTATATTTTACCCTTTCGTATCTCATTAAAGCGTGTCGTTTTTACTTAAAATAAAAGCAATATCATCCTCAAGGCTAATGGTCTGATTTAGCTTGAATGACATTTTCTTTTTATTGATTGCATCAACCATTTTATTCGTCTGTGTATCCATTCTATCGACAAACAGATCGCCCATCATTAAATAAGAACTCATATTCTCTGGATGCGTATAATTATAAGGTTTCATATCGACCTGCGCCATAGACATTTGATGAATCAGTTTGTTGGCGTTAGGATGTATAACATCATCTTTTTTAACATAGGTTAGATGATCCCCAATCTTTTTCGGGCTGATCTCTACCTTGCCATCGGCAGATATTTTGGCTTCCCTGCGCTTTTCGCCCCATACGCCCCAACCCTCATACCTATCATATTCACCTTTACCACCTGCAAATTTAGGAATTGGTGTTGCAAGTATGGTAGCGGCTTGAATCGCTCCCAATGCAAGTACGGCAGGAATAGATGTTAGGAAAGCGAGAACTCCTGTTTGTGCGGTTACTTTAGTTACCGCAATAGCAGTATTTATTGCAACTTCAACCAATGCTGCGGCTTTATTCAAGATCGCCTGTTTACGTTCCTCTTTTCGTTTCTGTTTCTCTAACTTGGCATTTTTATTATCCCTTTCGGCTTCTATTGCGCTTCGCTGTTCTTCTGATAAGAGTTGGTTGTCTAATAGTTCAGCATAAAAATCGTTATTCTTTTGAATCTCATCGTCATATCTCTGTATTGAAGCATCAAAAAGGGTTGAGCCTAAATTACCCAATTCACTTGCGAACTCACCTGCCCTTTCCAAGTTTTCAATAAGGGTTTCTTTTTGCTTCTCACCCTCATCATCAGAATCTTTGGTTTTCTTCTTGGCGAATTTTATAAAGTTCTTATAATCCCAATCATAAAGTTTATTAAATTCAGCGAACAGTTCTGACGCTGAAACACCTAACTCATCCGCAAGTTCATTCATGGCTTTAGTAAGATCAGCTTTCATGGCATCAAGAGCATCCGCATCGGATAATTCTTCCTGCGCTTGTTCCCAAGCGTCGATAGCACTTTGCGCTCCTGCATCAATTATCTTATCACGCTCCTTATTTCCGTTTTTAGTGATGTCCGTTAGGGCTTGGTCAAATTTTTCAACAGCCAATTTCCTTTCATTCTCATTTTTTGTTGGATCACGGGTAACTAACAATAATTCTTCCCTTGCCAATCTTTCCCTTTCACGCATAGAGGCAGAAATGGCATCTAACCTAACCTGCTCGGCATTACCCTCATTCTTGGCGATTTCATCGTTAGCATTTATGTTTTGAAGTATTCTAAATTTCTCAAGGTCAAAGGCTGTTTTTCTTCTTTTGGCTGCCGCTTTTTTGTCAAATTCCTCTTTTTCTTTATCCTTGCCCTTTTGGAAATTATTGCTGTCGTCAATTATTTGATTGAGTTCATTTGCTCCGATAACTGCTTCTGCAATTCTTTTTTTAGAGTTTTTACTGAACGAAGTAAATTCATGTTCTGCAAATTTTGCAGCCGCTTTAGCATCAAGACCTCTTTGGTTAGTTACCTGCTTTATGATTTCCTTTTTTCGGAGCAGCCTTGTTCGGCTATCTTCAATAAATGCAAGTTCTTTGTCAAGCACCTCAACTAAAGCATCTTCTATTTTAAATAGCTGTCCAGTGGCAGCCGCAGCCCTTAAAGTGCCATTAGCTATATTATCCATAGATTTTTCAACCTTACTTCCAAAACGATCTAACCTTTCAACTTCATCATTAAATTCCTCTAATTCCTTTTGGGCATCACTAACATTATCCTTAAACAAGATAAATGCTGCGGCTACTGCCCCCAATATTGCTATAATAACTCCCGCAGGACTTGTTTTTGTGGCTATATTAAAGGCTTTCATCGCTGCTGTGGCAATATTAGTAGAACGAGCCAATGCTAATTTAACGGCAGCCAAAGTTTCAATAACTATCGTGTATCCCCTCACAATAGAAGTAAGAAGAACAACAGTTAGTTTATATACCACAAAAGCTTTAATTAATTTTATGGTTATAAGAAGTACTTTTTCAAGGTTATCGGCTAAAAAATCAAAGCCTCGCATTAATCGCTGCGATACACTGTTGGTTTTACCAAATTCCTCTACAATAAGTATCCATTTATTTCTTAATCTTGTGACAGCCGCTTGTAGGGTACTTACTTTATTAAAACTATTAAGACCAAAGGCGATCTCAACTTGTTTTGCGAATCCTGGCAATACATCTTTAGTTATAACCTCACCTTTTTTAAGCATTTTATCCAGTTCGGCGGTAGTAACTCCAAGCGAGTTCGCCATAATATCCATCGCACCAGGTAATCTTTCGCCTAACTGACGACGAAGTTCCTCTGTGGTGATTTTACCTTTAGAAACCATCTGCTCAAGGGCAAGGAAGATGCCTTGAAGTTCATCGGTTTTAAGTCCTAAAACACCTGCGGCTTTGGTCATTGTACCAAAAATCTTTTGGGTTTCTCTGGCACTTAATCCCGCTTGATCGGAAGCTGCTCGGAATTTAATATATCTATTGGTAACGGTGATTAATTCAGCACCATAATCCTGTGCAATTTGCTTTAAAAATCGCTCCGTCTGACCGAGTTCCATTTCATCGGTAATCACCGCTTTCATAGAGAATCGTAAAGAATCCAATGTTTTTGTTAGTGTAAAGACGTTTTTTATCATGGAAGCGAACAGTGCTGCCCCGCCCAATACACCAAATGCACTCACAAGATTTCCAACGCTTCTTACCAGACCGCCTAATCCTGTATTTTTGAAGTTAGAAACCGCTTTTTTAGCTTGATTAGCCTTTTTTGCAAGGGCATTATATTCTTTCTGCGCCTGTCGGATTTTCTTATTGTGAGCGTCCTGGTTTTTAATTGCACTTTTCTCTGTGGATATTAAATCTTGAAGCCTATCTCTGGCAGCTTTTAACCTTGTGGACAACTTAACATAGGACCGATTAAGATGTGCGTTTTTTGTTGCTACCCGTTGAGCAGCACGTTCTTCTTTTTTCTTCTCGGCAATCAGTTTATTAGTAAGTTTAATGTCTTTATCGACCTGCGCCTTTCTTGCTTTTTCCTCTTTCTTACCTAAAGCTATTTTTTTGGCTGATCGCTGCTCATCCTCTATCTGCATTTTATTAACAAAGGTTGCTATCCTTTGCAGTTCAATAAGTTCTTTTTTCTTAACTTCATCGAGTTCTTTCTGCTTGGTAATAACTTTTTGAAGCCCCTCAACCTGCTTCCTTAAACTGTCCTCGACGGTACTTGGAGTTTTTTTATTGGCAAAGTCAGTAAGTAGCCTGGTAGCTTTGGTCAATGCCTCATTTAGAGCGGCGATTTCGCCCCGAATTTGCTTTAATGCCTTTTTCGCTGCTGTTACGGCAGGTTGATAGCTATTTTCTGCCATTTCTTTCCCTTTGTTCGTTAATTCTGTTGGCTATTTTACCGATCTCTAACCATTTAGCCACACTTATCTTTTTTATGTCAATATTGTTCTTTCCAGTTATCTGTTCCAATACAACAGCCTGTCCAACCAATGTTTTTTCGCTCTCGGAATGTTCTTTCTGCATATTCTCTAACTCACTTTTCTTTATACCGAGTTTATTCTGTGAGCCTTTATTGATAGCTATAAGACGCTCAATTTCTTTTTCCTTATCATTGTCCTTATTATAGAAGTAACGCCAATCCTTGAGTGCTTCTATGAACATATCAAGGGTTTTCTCGTTCATGTCTTGGGTGTGCATTTCGTAAATCAAGATTTTACTCACCGTGTAGCGGGTTTCCAGGTACGCTACCTCTGATAGAAGTTGGTAGTAATACATAAGGGTATTGCTGTCACTCAAGACAACCCACTGATCGAAGATCGCTTTCCACCTTTCACCTGCCCCAATAGGTATCCCAACATCATTATACCCATCATAACCAACAACCAAAAACCTAAAGTCTTTACTCTTGAATACCATATCAAAATTATAGATTGGTAGATCATAGCAGTCATTATAAAGAAATTGCTTTTTTATACCTTTAAATATGTTTCTTAACGCCACCAATTATCTTCTATATAAATTACAAGTCCTGGCTCTATGATTGTATCATTTACCAAGTCATTATTTTCTTTTGTCAGATCAAATATAATCCCATAGGTCTTTCTTAAAAAAGCAGCCTTGCCATCTGTTGAGAATATCGAATATTTGTTTTTGGAAAGTGTTTTTAGATTCAGCCCATTGAAAGTGCCGCCTGTCCACTGAAAATTGTACGGCTCACCCTCTTTTTTAGGCTCTACCGTGAACTCCGTTTTAGCAATTTCCTCTGTGCGTTTCGCATAAGTTCCATCACCATAAGCCCAACTTAAAGGACCACCGCTTGAGTTCAAGCCAATACCCAACTGCTTCTTCTCTAATATAGATATAATAGCATCCATATTAGCAATAACAATCTTCTTGGCTTCATCTTCAATAGTTTCTGAAAGCGCATCAATACGCCGCAACTGTTCTTCGACAATACCCATCCCCAAAAGATTTAAAAAAAGCCTCTAACGTTTTCAGCTAAAGGCTTAATTCAATTAGCTATAAACCAAACCCATCTTATACCGCAATTTTACTTGGAGTATTAGACTTATACAGGTCTGTGCCTTGCAGGATGATCTCTCTTACATTTGCCGTATCGTGCAAATGAGCAGTCCATACTTCACCTACCCCTATTGCGGCAACGGTAAAGGTGTAATCGCCATTTGGCGATTCTACAACAGTTTGCGATTCCACCACATCATCACGACGAAGTTCAAAGTCGCCTGTTAAGCCACCCACCCAAACGTTCTGATTAGCTTTGCTTTTAGCAGTAATAACCCATGTTGTTGCCAAATCAGCAGGTATGGGAGCAGTAAGAACAACCTCATTAACACCATCCAAGTTTTGAGGTTGGAATGGATCAATTTGAACTTGCTGAATATAAACGTACTTATCGTCTAATTCACCCCTGCTGCTAAACTGGAACTTAATACTCTCTTTCTGCCCTGTCGCATCGGTTGGGAATTGTAATTTACCCGCTTGTAACATACCGATAGAAAAGCCTTTCATTGAGCCGTCTGCCGCTTCTGTTCCAAGTAAGTTCCCATCCCTGTCAACAAATACCATATCATAACTGCCGAAGCTGTTAAGTGAATGAAGTGCTGCGTGAAATGCTAAACCATTGATAAAGGTTGCCATGAACTCGTAAAGTCCTAATGTGGCAATCTGTTTTGTTCCATCATCAAGTGTTTCTTCAACATCATCACTGGAATTGTCGGTAAAGGTTTTGATGCCTTTCAGTATAATCAGATTCCCCTTTGCCTGTTCTAATTGGGCATAGGTTTCATCCAATGTCGCTGTTCCATCATATTTGAATCCTTGTTGAGTGATCCAAAGTGAGGTTGCTTTCTTAAGGAATTGTTTGCATCCTTTTGTGCCAGTTCCTAATATGGCATCTGTGCCACATGAAACTAAATTATAAATTGTGTTTAGTAATGCCATTTTATACTATATTTAGTCGTTTATAAAATTTTCTTCCATCTTCGTTAAGTTGGATTTTGAATCCAATAGGCTGAACTTTATCCCCTATCTGCGTTGGTTTTTTCAGAGGATACCATTTAAACCCTTTCTTTAACGTAGGCTTTTTATTATTTTTTTTACTTGCCATCTTAATTACATTTTTCGGTTAAATAATATTCTAAATCCCCTATAATCGCAAACGAATGTAAAGGGTGCATATCTGTTTCTAACTCGATGTTACCATATTCGTATCCGTTAAAGATATTTCTAACGCCTTTTTCAAGACCTGTTACTTGAAACTGATTTGTGGGATGCTCGTTTAAAAGCCCTACCACATCATTTTGAACCGCTACATCCCGTCTTTCCTCGTCACATACTACCTCATCAAGATTAAGCATAAAGCAAATTTTAACCCTTACCTTAAACTTAAACCCATCGTCGGTATTATGATCCTGGTTTTCCAGAAAAAACATAATGCCTTTTTTATTATCGCTGTCGCTGTAATAGGCATTTTTATATTCGTTATTTCCTAAAAAAACCTCTGGAACGAAACCTAACTCCTTTCTATTTTTATATGCTCTGCCGTGTGCATCAATTTTGCCCCATGAATCTACAAGACCATCATAAAGATACTTTTGTATTGATTGAATTTCTTTGTCTATCCCAATGGGATTAGAGAGTAAATAATTCATCGCCTGGTGCTACATAAATGTTTATTGCCTCGCCTCTTGTAATAGATTTAAGGAACTTTTGCTGTCCAAAAAATCGTTTCACTTCCCAAACCTCTGCACCGTACCGTGAAGTTATGCCCATAGAATACTTGTAATTTCTATTGGTAACTGCAAACCTTACGTTGGAACTTCCGATTACGTCGAAGTGTAACTTGTCTAAAAATTCGTTAGAGAATCTTTGAGTTTTATTACTTCGTGTGCTTGTAATAATAATCTCGGAAACTACTATAACCATCCGCAATAAGATCAACTGATCGAACATTGTTAAGTTCGCATCAACCTCATCTTGAATAATATCTTTCTTATTAAAAACATCTGAAAGGACTTGATATACTACCTGCTCTTGTAGCTGCGCTAAATAGGTATTAAAGTTCGCATCGCTTATATCAACTAACGGCTGTGCATCCCTAATATTAGTAAGGGAAACAGCAGAGTGTTCGTCTTGAAAAAAACGCCCACTGTCCGTAGTGAGATTAGCTGCGCTAACAGTAATAGGGCTTCCAATTTCTTGTCGCCAACCTATTCTTTGCAGTAGTACAACTTTTATTTCAGTATGCGTAGCCATATCCTATGCTTGAACAAATTTGAATATTGGCGTTGCTGTTGCAGTGCTTTCAAATGCACCTTGAGTGGTAAAGATAGTAGTGATTTCATACTCATCAACTACATCCTGTACGTTACCACCTGCACCAGAAGTATCTACTAAACTTCTCATAATATGCATATCGTGTTGGATACCCATAATGCTGTCACGGAACGTAGTAAACATACCCTCGTTCTCACCTGGTCCACCTAAACCTCTACGGTTTTGTGGCTCGTTCCAGGTAGTCATTCCTACCATGCCTTTTTTCCAGGCATAACAAGTACCACTTGCGGAAGCTGTTAATTGTTCTTCCTCAATGTAGTTAAGACCTGGCATCTGATACACTTGATTGGTAGCATTTGCCTTTCCTTGAGCCGAAAGTCGTCTAAACTCTGCCGCATTGACTTGATCGCCAACCACATCATAAATAGGTCGATATTTATTCTTCCTTAAAGCCGCTTTTAAATAATCGAAGAATCGGTCATTGTCTGCGGATAGGTTATCGAACTGATCGTTTGTAGTTTCGTCAAAAAGCATAATCGAATCCGTACCAACTTGACTTCTATTGGTGTCAATCCAAGAAGTGTTATAAGAGGATAAATCCTCGTATAAATTAATCAGTGCGTTTTTGATATTATGCTGCAAAATCTCACCATAAGTGAATATGTTGTTATCCGCTTGTTTATATGAAACCTTAAATGTCTGTACTCTTTTCAAGAAAGCCACATCAACTTCAAAAGAATCTGCAAAAGCAGCCGCAGCGTGAGCCGCAACTTTAGCTGTTCCAGAAGCTATTGAATTTCTATTGAATAGAATAGCCTTTGTAGGCTGCTCATCTGACTTCTTTAAAGCGGTCAAGTTACGGAACACATTGTTCTGATTCCCCATTAGCATAGCCAGTAAGGAGTGTTCCCAAGTTCTCATTTCTGCATCACCCATAATGCCTACTTGAGCCTTTGTTATCGCTTTTAATAATTGGGTTGCTGTTAAATTTGCCATAATTTAATCATCTAAAAATTTATCATTATTTTTTATATAAGTTTTTAGTAAAGCCTCTGCTTGTTCGCCGCCTGGATGATAACCTTTTTCTTTAAGTTCATTCTCAAAATCTTCGTATGTCGCTCCATCTGTACCAGATTTGGGTTTAGGGTTATTGCGCCGACCTTTTGGATCGCCGTTTTCACTAAATTCCCAACCTTTATCTTTTACAAACGAGCCAATAACTTCGGCTACTTTAAGATTGTTCTGTAAATTATCTTTTAAGGTTACTCCGTCTTTTAAAACAGTGCCATCTTTTATTTGGTGCGTTTTCAAAAACAAGTCCAGAACATCATCGTTATTAAGTCCTATGTCTGCAAGTTTTGGAATGTGCGAAATTAAACTTGATCGGGTTTTGAAAGTTGTAACTTCCCCCTCTAAAGTCTGGTACGCAGTATCTTTGTCCTTGATCGTATTTCTTAATTTTTCCAAATCAGTTTCCAATTCTGTAACCTTTTCATTTGGCTTTTTATTTGCCTCTTTCAAGATACGCTCTTTAAATTTGTCGATGAATTTTTGAGGATTCTTAATGGTTTCCTCAAATCCTACCAACTTACTCATATCTTTAAGCTGCATTTCCCTTGCTGCTTCACTTCCTGCATCGTAGCGAGTTTTACCGTGATTATCTTTAAGAGTTTCCTCTTGATCTTTAGTTAAAAATCGCCCCTCTGCTAATTTTAATTCGACTTCATCTTCCGAAGCCCATCCTGTTGCAAATTCCTCTGCTTTAAGACCAAGCGCACCTGCTATAAGGTCTTGTGATTCCTTGTTATACATAATTATTTTTTCTTTTCTTCCTTTTCTTTAATTGCTACATACCGAATACCATTAACCTTACTGTCATAATTCATGGATTTGGCGTACTCTGGTAAAATATTAACGATGCAAGGCTGTTTTTTATGCGTCAGCTTTGATGCGTGTTTTTCAGCTTTTACTGAATGTTTTTCGGTTTCGATGAGGTCATATTTTTGTACCCATTTACCGTTTACTAAAATTTCTACTTTGTGCTTCATTTTGAATGGTTTTCAATTTTTTTCCTTAATTCTTTTACCAGATCATCCTCGCCAAAAGGAATGTTATTAACCTTACAGTGATGCACTAAATGTGATCTGTTGGCTACCTTGTAATTAAATTCTTTTACAACAATTTCTTCTGGTTTAGGGGCTTGGATTTTAGAGGGTACGTACTTTATTTTTACCCCTGTGTTCCGTAGTTTACTAAAATCCCGATTTAGTTCGTCTGCACTCTTTTGAGTAATCTTAACCACTTTGGGTTTTCTTGGCTTATTTTTATCTGTCGTCATAATTGACACAAGTTCCCCTCGATGCCATTCCATAACGTCAAAATTAAGCTGTTTGCTGTGTTCCATCTTTTACTTTTTTAGTTTTAATAAATATGTTGAGTTCTTCTATTAGTTGATCTTCGGTTTTCATAATCAGTTCCGCATCTGTCAAAGAGCAGTACCATCCAACGAAATAAACTTTTTTGAGTTTATCTTCCTCTTTTATGATCTCACTGCCCATAACTTCGGTAACGCTCATATTAGGGAATGGCTCTATCCTGGCTATCTTCTGTTTCTTGGCGAGTTCCACATCATCATTCTGGTATTCAGCAAAGAAATATTTGGCTCTCATATCATGCAATATTACATCGGACACCTTATCTCTACTGGCTTCCATTAATGTTTTTAGGATTTCGTCTGGATTTTCGCTGACGTAGCGAGTTCCATAACTAACAAAGGATTTATAGTCTTTTCTGCGTAGAGTAATTATGCCATAGCAGTCCAATATAAATTGGTGCATGAGCGAGAACGTATGCGAAATATCCCGAAGCCTGTCTTGAACAGGTTGAACGTCAATAAAACGACCTGTCGCCGTTTCATTTCTTCCCCCTTGCTCAAAGGTTGTTCCCCAAAGTACTTGAAATAAATAATCCCTTGTAGCTTTAATATTATCATCGTATTTCTTCCATATCTCTATTGAGGGATTGACATAACCCGCTACGTTTGGAGCAGGATCGTTCTCGTCTTTTTCTGGAACAGGAACAATCATAGTATCGCTTGGGCTGACCTTTTGTTTATAACCTGCGCCGCCACAACTTTCACAAACCTTTTCAAGCCACATCCCGTCACCTGGCACTGCTTCCCATTTCAGTTCGCCCTCGCCGTGACACTTGGTACAAGCCTCTGGTCGCTGCCAGTATTTTGCATATCCTTGAGATATTTTATGGATTTTATTAATTGAAACATCATGGAGCAGGTCTTTAGCTTCCTCGTTTATATCTGAAATAAAACTATTAAAGATGTCTATGTTGGGATTTTTAATGTCGCCCACAATAAAGGCGGGAACAAACCCGAAAAAATTAGTAAGTCTGTCACGCTTGACTTCACGGACCTGCTTTACTCCTGTGGTGTCATTAGGTTTAGGCTCTACAACAAATATGCGGTCAAGTTTGTCGTCAATAACCCTGTAATACTTTCTTTTGATCGTATCTTCCTCACGTTCCTCGCCCTCGAAAATAAGTGCCTCAACCGTGTTGCCTCGTTTTTTGTACCATAAAATTTTTGTGGTTGGCTCAAAGGTCGTACTCAAGTCGCCAAACTCATCCAGGTCAACAAATAAAATACCATTGGGATCAATGATATATTTCTGCACAACAACTTTTTTCAGATACCGTTTTATATTAAGCCCGTCAGCCACTTCCGTAACAGAATCCTTAACTTTCTGGATTTCTTCTTCTTTTAAATTATAATTTATCGAGCCGCCTTTAGCAGAGAATATCTTGTCAAGTGGTCGAAGTAGAAATGAAAAGACAGCTTTATTGTCTTTCATTAGTTTTTCCCGAAGAATTTTTTGGTTGTTATTTTCGTATTCGTCTAACTTCTCTAAATACTCCCTCGCACCTTTTCCAGTAACGTGCATATTATTTTCTTTAGCAAGTTTCCTGGACGCAATTATCTCTGGTGAAGTACCTGCGAAAATATATTTTTCAACATCGTCTTTGGTTAAAATCATTTTTATAGAAAAGGATTATAAGCCATAAAGATATAAAAAAATTTGTTACCATAGATTTTATTTATAGTGCCAAGAAGAAGAATAAATATTTTATATACAAAAAAGTGGGCGACAATCGAGAGATCATCTGCCCACCTAACTAATTTAAACCTACTATCTATGCATCGCAAATATAAGAAAAATTTATTAAAATAGTTTTTAAAATAGATTTTATCTATCGAGCGACACTACCCATAAATCGTATTCTGGACGGTTTTAGATCGTAATACATCCGCATTAGAATAGCATCACGGAAGTCTGGACTTCGCCCAATATCCTGCTTTATATCAGATTTACTTTTACAGTCCAACTTACCTATATCGTTGAGTTTAGAGTGTATTTGGTCCAGTTCTTGCTTTATATCAGCCTTTTGATCTCTGGAAACTTCTGCCTTTATCCATAAGCCGCCATGATTTATTTTACGAGCCAGATGGTACAAACATTGGACCTGTAAGTTCTTGTAGTTTGGCTGCTCATGCTTTTCTCGCAGTGGAGTTGCGCCGTTATTAAATTCCTCGATCCCTGTGTTATCAACCACGCCGCCACCAACGCCATCACCATCACCAATACATCGCCTTTTCGGAATTTGGTACTTAAGTCGGAGTTGGGTTATTAGAAGCTGAACCTCTGTGGTCTTTGAAATCGGAAGTGTTTTCATTTCTATCATGCGCCATCCCCGCCACACCATAACAACAGCCAGGTCACTTCCGAAACGAGCCACATCGCAGGTCATATAAGTTCTTCCCTGCTCCACATGGTCATTGGAAAAGATTGCCTCTATCATTTCATATTCGCATAAAGCATTTGGATTATCTTCATATTCCCAATTACCTTTAAACAGCCTTTGGTACATGGCATTATCTTCACTCGCTAAACGCCTTAAACTTTTGACGTATGCTTTTTCTATAAAAGGATTCTCTATAACCAGGCAGGGCAAGTAGTATTTGTGTGGCTCTAAATTACCCGCCAGGTCTTTGTCAAAAAACTCTGTTTTAGTCCAGTTCTTTTTAGGGTTTCCCGTCATAAAAAGCATCTTCTTAATCCCGAAATGAGCGTTAAGGTGTCGCCCTATTCTGGTCCTTAAAACGATGTATGCTTTCTGGTGAATTTCCCCGATTTCTTCCATCCAACCGCCTGTGTATTCCGTAGAACCCACGCTCTCAAACAGTGGATCGGACGGCTTGTAAGTAACCTCTATAAAGTTTATATGGCTGCCGTTCCCGAACTCAATATAGTTCTTCACGGCGTTGAATTTATAGTCGGTAAACCCGTAGGCTATGCAGACCTTTCTGAAAGTAACATAAACGGAATCAACTATATCCTTGAGTTCTTTACGGGCAACAAACCATCTGGTGTTGGGATATATGATACACATAAACAGTAGCCAGGTACATCCTGTCCAGGTCTTTGCTCCACCTGCCGCACCGTCATAAAGAAATTCCTCGAATTTATTTGAAGTAAGTATTTCAAGGGCTTTACGCTGCTTTTCGTGGGTTTTAATATCACCGTCCTCATCCTTGCCAGTGACAATAAACTCGTAGTTTTTTCTTCTAAACGCCTCTGATCTAATGTCGATAGGCTTTAGCTTACCTGCGAGTTGTTTTATCTCTGCGTCATTTGTCATGCAATTCCTCTTATCTGCTCACCTGCTGTTTTACGGATTTCATAGTATGGGATGGCAAATTTATCTCTTTTAGCAGGGTAAATTTCAATCTTATTCTGGAACTTTAGTTTTCTAAATCTTTTTAGTGCCATCACAAATCCAGACAGGGGCTTCGGTCTTTTTGGATTATACTCCCTTTTTATTGGAACGGTATAGCCTTTAGAGGCTAACCAAATGTTCCTGGTCAAAGTATTTTGTAGCTGCTTTTGCTTCATGGTGAATTTAGCAACAGCTTTATCAAATTCTTCTTTTGTTGTGGATTTATCAAGCCCTAACTTCTTTTTAAGCCGAGCCTCAACCCTTTTGGTTTTCCATCCTAAATAACCAAGCAGAGCAACAATAAGAACTGCTATCCCTACTATAATATAAACGTAAATCATTCTATTTCTCTTTTAAGTATAAATTGTCGTATTATATGTCCTTGCGCTGCAACCATAGAAAATCCCACAACTTCCCATCCTTTTCTTCCTAACACGGAAATAACTTTAATATCTTCTTCAATTTCCATTACCGAAGCATATTCCCACTTTTTCATAGTTTCGCAAGGATTAAAGATACATATTTTTTCCCTAAATGGTTTTCCTCAATAGAAAGACCTACGAAAGTCCAATCATCATAAAGCATATTCTCATTATGGACCTCGCTCTTAACCCATTGGTCAAAGACATTCCTGTACCCATAGGATACGTTTTCACTTATCAGATCAAGCCCCATGTCCATATACGACTGACGGTGCTTTAAAAAGTTCTTGTGCAGTTTTATAGTGATGTCATTATCTATCAAATACCTGGTCCTGCTCCTGGCTAACATAATCATATAATCGTCAAGGAGTAATGGAGTTTTACCGTGTTCAATTCTATGAGCCTGGACCTTATCAAGAAGTTCTTTATGGTCTTTGCCAATGGAAATATTCTCGGTATGCTCAAAAGTAAA